GCCGGTTTTTGCCCGAATAGCTCCGGGTAGAGCCAACGATCAAACCAACGGTCATCATTTAAGTCGGTGTCTTCCAAAAGAAGGTGCCGCCGAGAGTAGATTTCACGTTTGATAAGCTCATAGAGTTTGGGACGGCCATCAAACGGCTTAATATCTACGACGCCATCAATGATGGTAACCTTTTCTTGATGACCGTTTCGAGCATCAATCTCTTCTCGTAGTTCACTTGCGGCACTAACAGGCATATAATCTCGTCTTCTTTAATGAGCTTGAGCGAGAACAAGCTGCCGGTCTCGTAACCAATACCGGCGTATTTGCCATAGAGCACCCGATCACCGACTTTAACTTGTTTGACATTCTCTCCACACGCAATAACGGTCCCCATCGAAGGTATGTCCTGGTACTTGTCCGGCAGATGAATGATGCCACCGACCTTGCCCTTCTCTGGATCGGGAAGTATAACCAGCTTATACGGCAACGGCTCCAGCCAAGCATCGTCCAACCAGTCAATGAACTTAGCCACGTAGCTGTTACAGGACTCGTAGAGTTTGTGGACTTCATCGCATTCCGAGCAGTTATAGGTTAGCGTTTTCATAGACCCAATGGTATCCAGGAGAATCTAAAGGTAGCACCGCCTACGGCGACAATAACCTTGCAATGAGCCGTAAAACCCGTGTTGGTGGGGTTATTCGCCGAAACGGAAACAATCTGAGCCACGGGATCACTTAGCTCCTGAATCCCTAATAAAATATTCGTCGGCGCGGCGGTCATTGGATACGTAAACGTCACCGCTAAATCCACATCGGTCGCGGTCGCCGCGCTTTGCGCCGCGCTTTTCCCGGCGTTTTTCACATCCAGAAATCGACTGGATACTGATTTGGCATTCGTAATATTGTTTAACACGGCGTCAAGATTATTGCTATAGTCCGGGATCAACATGGATGACAGCAGATTGTAGTAGTCCATGAAAGCCAGAAACTTGTCGTTAAGTTGTTGAATGGTCAAATCCGCCCAATCTTTCAACTTTGTCAAGTCATCGCGCTGCGAATAGATCGAATGAACCAGTTCTTTCCAGTCCGCAATCTGAATACGGTCTAATTTCAGCCCATACGGTGGAGCCAACAACTGCGTTGAAATTGGAGGCATATCAGGCCGCCGCTTTCCCGGCTTCGATGGCTTCTATACGATATGACACTATCTCAAACTGCTCGTTGCTGGAGGTATTGAGAAAGCGTAGCGTTATGTCCCTGCCGGTTAAAACAAAGTCCACGTAGACATCCATAAACGCTCCGGCTACGGTCCCCGCCGGAGGTTCGGTTATGGTGTTGATGCTGCGTAGTTGCCAGTCCACACCCTGCGAGGTGGACGCCCAGACTTCTAAGGTAAACGGACTGCCAAATTTCACCGTTACAATTAACCGTGTTACGGTTTTCAGCTTGTCCCGTAGTGAGCGTTTGACGACTTCCGCTAATTGGTCCGCGCGCAAGGTAACTCTAACCTCGATATTACTGCCGCGGTCACTTAGCGACAACGGATCAACTTTCGTCACTAAACCGGTTTGTGTGCCGAAAACGGCAATCGGTGCTCCTACAGGTTCTTGTTCATCCCAAGTCCCGCTTTGCTGGTCCCAAGTGCCGTAATCACTAATGCCGTAGCTGACTCCGGCAGAAGTGCTACCGGTCCACGCCGCGGTTAGCGTTAAGCTAGTGGCACTCGCCACACTAGCAATGGTGTATTCAACACCGCCGCCACTGACCCCGGTCTGCCCGGATTCTACGTGAAACTTCCGACCTACCATTGCCGTTGTCCACGAAGTACCTGCACCGGTAACGGTAGTTGATCCATTCGTCACGGTTACAGTTCCCGTTGTATAACCCGACCACGTGCGGATGGTGCCGCCTCTGAACATGGTTGCGTAGTTGATGGCGTGGCTGGAGTTTACAAAGAAGTTTTTGCCCTCGCGCAATGAAAACACATAAACGACGTTGTTGTTGTCACTGGTTCCTACTGGAATCGCTAGCCAGTATTCGTTTTCAAAGGTATTGGCAAAGCCGAAGACTTTATTTAAGCGGTTATAATTGATTCTAGCCCGTATTTCTTTGTAGGCATCTACGGCGGCTTCAAACCGCCTGAACTCGCCTGGACTGTGACGATAGATGCCGTCCTGCGACATCAGCATATGGAAATCGCCAAATGAGGCCAAACTGAACGGTGCCAACAATCCCTTGTTTTCTACACGTAGCTGCTCACGCAGGGGATCGAGTACGAGTCCTGTCGCAATGCCGTGATAGATCGAGGTCCGTTTGTAAATCGCCAATACGGTACTGAGCGTTTTTATATTGGCAATTTCATCCGGCGTATCGGCCAGATCACGGAAGCCACTACCGGTTGACGTCCAGTCCCTGTGGTTGTTAAACACCGAATGCCGCAACCGTTGCGGGATGCTGATGCCGCCTTCCAAGGTAAAGGCCGAGAATACTCTTCCCGCGAACGCCTCTACGTAACGAGATGGGAACGCATTAGCACTGCTTATCTTCACCGCCGCGGGTTGCAGCGTTGGGGCGGCTTGCCAGCTAAATAAACCATCGGCACCATTAGAGAATATGAGAAAGTCCTGGTAAGAGCCAACGGCTAACGTGTCCGAAAACACCGTAGCACTATAGAGCTGGTGAAGATTGCCACCGAGCGTCGGGTTGATTCCCTGGCCGGCGTCCAATCCACCATTAAACAGCTGATCTATTTGATAAGTAACCGGGTTCGTAGGAAAAGCGCCGTTCCAGTTGGGTTCAATAGTTATCCGGCCAAGATTTTGCGCGCCGCCGCCAATAGTTACGGAAGCCACACGGTATTCTGTCCCTGATCCCGTGCCGCTGGTAGTAAAGAAACGATCCCCTACCCTTACGTCACTAGCCGTCCATGCGGTTCCTGTGTTCTTATCAACAATATTGGGAGTCAGAACGTTGACATTACCTTCCGTCGTTCTCGGTGTCCGCTTCACCCAAGCATCCGCCCCGGCGTCATAAACCTTGAAGTCAAGGTTTGTCATCTTGCAGAGGTTACGGCTTAAATCATTAGAAAACTGGAAGTCAAACAGGCCCAGGACGGGATATACTTCATCGGGTGCGAGCTTGGTGGTGCCGTCGCGTTTGCGAATAGTGCCGTCTTTCAAGGTAACATTCAGCGCTTCCTGGCAGTATTCCGGCCCCAGAGCATTAGCGGGTAGAAACAAGTTGCGACCGAGATAGGGAATAATGCGGTCAATCGGCATTACGTATACAGGCATAATCAAATAAACGCTAAATAAGTTTCGGGGTCATCGAACGTAGCCGTTAGTCTGGTTTGATTGCCTACAAACAACGCTATCTTACTGTGGCTACTAGGCGCGGCGCGTTCATCCCTTACTTGTAGGTTCAGCTGAAACCGCTGCGCCGGCAATGCGGCCGTTACCACCCGAAATGTAGTAGCCAAACCGGATACGACGTTGAGGGGTCCGAGACCTGACGGAACCGGAGCCGCACATAGAAGCACATTAAGCGGTACAATTTGCGATCCTAAATCGGCAATAACAATTTGTTCAAATACCTGCGTATCCGGCGAATACCTGTTTAACCCCACCAGCAATCGACACGGATACCCCGTGGGACCGTCACAAACCCAAAATACCGTAAACGTAACACTGCGTAGTAACAAGCCATTGGGAAACGTTGGCTCCGTGATGAATCGACCTAGTTCATACTGTTGACCCGTTTGCGATGGAATGTCGGTAGTAAAGCACGCGGCGGCTTGCGCCGACTCCATCATTTTCTTGTGAGCCGCTACATCGCTGACGGTGTTCTGTAAATAAAGCTGGTAAGCTGTTGGCATAATCAGTCATTGTATTCGCATTGCACAACGAGCTCGGCCCCCGCCGTCGTACTCCCCACTTGATCCACAGCCACCGTCACAAAGTTATCAGCCGTAACCGTGGGATTATCGCCTTGTGCGGAGTCCACCGTAATACTCCCGGTTTTGGTGCCAGCCGTTATTACCAACCGACGCGAACCGCCAAATATCGTACCCTCGCCGCCTACCGTAGGTCCGTGTAGAACATTGATCTTAATATCTGCTCCCGCGGGTGCTACATCCACCGCGCCACGAATCTGCACCCACGTCCCGCCGGACGGCGCATAGAGATGAACCTTACTACTGCCGACTACTAAGGCGTTACGAATAACAAAAAGCAGAACCCGCTTGCCGGTGCGGAAGCCGAGGTCAATCCACGTGTCGGCGTCGTCAATGTACCATAGTCGCTTGCTATCCGTCGTATACCACAACCGCCCACGGTCTACGTGTTGCGCCGAGGTGTCAATAACCACATCAAGACGACTGCCATCGCTCCCGGAGTCAATACGGGCAGAGCCTTTTTTATGCCGGCCGTCCGCGGTAGTATTAACCTTCCAGAAGTGCTCTAATTCCATCCGCTCACGGGTGTCCTCACGCCCATCCCGAATGCGGTCGTCACCCAGACTCAGACCTTGTGTACCGGGGGGTTGTGTATCATCCCATGCACGCGTAGCTGGCATAAGCTATTCATCCGTCCACTGGTTAATCACTTTACTACTAGCGGTAAATACAGCGGTGTGTGGATCAGCAAATAAAGGCTCATAATCCAAACTCACCGACCACTGGCCGTTATTCAACGCCGTCGTGTTCTTCAGATAAATCGCGATCAGAGGTTGAATATAAAGATTCTCATAGAGCTTATAAGGCACATTGTTGCTATAAGCAATAGTAGAGGTTTCCGTAGCTAGGGTCCCGGAGAAAGTATGTACCGAGGACGCGTTGTCGTTGTAATCTTTCAATATCCTACAGTCAAACTTCAACACCGCCGTATTTAATGTGCTAACCACTATCTTAGTGAGCAACGCATAAGGACTCTCGACACCAAGATTAAAGACCACTATCCCGGACGCCGCCACCAACGGACTAACTTTGATAACGGTTTTCTTCACGGCGTTATCCAGTCCTCGTGCGGCATAATGCCCTGAGCGGGCTCATAGGTGCTTTCGGCATCGACAACACCGATCTTGCGAATGATCGCCGGATAAACCCTACCACGGTATATCTGCTCGGCCTCATCATAGTACTTCAACAACCCCAATAGTTTATAGGCCGCCATATCCGCGAGGACTTCATGCCAACTCAGCCCTATTAAAGTCGTGCTGTCAGCTAGACTAGAGCTAGTAAACAACGGCGGAAAACGCCGCATAAACAACCGCATATTAAAGGCTTGGCTGGGTGCCGGGAACAACAAAAGATTAGTGCCGATACGGACATAATGCGATGGCTCGCCCCGCGCCGCAAAGCCCTGATCATCGATCCAGTGTCCGCTGCTGCGGATCAAGCGTTTGTTTTTATCCCTGATGAACAATGACTTGATAAAAACCGTATCCGCCGGTAGACTCAGTAGGTCGGAAAAACCACTCAAGCGATAACCTATCCCACTCGCCGTTGCTCCGGTATAAGCCGTCGCTAGCGTTATGCCGGTATCACCGGAGACCGCTTGTACGGTATAGTTCGTCACTCCACTATCCGTCGTAAATATGTCGTATTGGCGTATGCGCCCCGACCACAGCGTACCGGTCCCCGTTACCGTCGTGCTGTTCTGCGTCACGGCTACGGTTCCAACGGTATCCAAGACAACGGTCTCTATAGTGCTCACGCGGCGAATATCCAGTTCCGGCAAATCCAACACTACATTTTTGCTGTTGCCCTTTTCGTCTACTAATTTCAGTATACCCGACAGATCAATCATCGCTAGGTTAAGGGCTTGAATAATCTCCGTATTGACATCACTACGGTTGCCCGTACAGAGCTTTATCCATGCTTTAAATTCCGCAAAGGTCATAAAATGCCAGAAATAGGAAGGCGACTAACGGAATAAAATCCAGTCAATAGTCTGCGCGGAGCCGGGGTCGGTATAATTTAGTTGGAATTGTGAGGTGGTTTTCGCCGTAACCGCGCAGCCACTTACCCATGACGGCGTGCAATAAATCATATAACTATTATTAGCTTGGTTTTCCAACCCGGCGCTGGCAAATGTGACTACTTTACTCGTACTCGGCGTACTGATCGTCTCCCCGATCTTTTTCGTGCCAACAAGAATCCAGCCTTGCTTGGCGATCTCTAAATGGTTGGCGGTATCTGCCGAGTTCCGTACATTCAGAAGAATATTATTAGGATTGGTTGTAACCGCCGTACTCGCCCGCAGTTGAATACCGGGATTATCAGAAACCAGTAAGATTCCATTGTCATAGTCCGCCAACCGCACCGCTTGGACAAAATTAGGCGCGCCCGGTGAAAACGTATTAGCGCCAATCGACAAACCATAATCCGGTTTGCGGGCTGTTCCGGGGTCTTCTGCAACCGGCGCGTTAGCCACCACGATGCCAAACATTTCCTTTCCTGCGGTCGCCGTCGCCTTACGGGAAAGATCAACCTCAAACCCATAAATATTGCCTTCCCGTGTCCCCGTTGTCCGTACATCGAAGTGCATGCCGAATATCGACATACCATCCCGCGCAATCGCACTCCCGATGTATAGGCCACCTTCATTATCAGCGCCTTGACCGTTATCGGGAGGAGCCGAGCTATCCATCGTTACCAGCAAGGCGTCATACGCCCCACGAAAGCCAGCACCTATAGTAGTATCCACTGCCGAGGCCCCTCTGGTTAAGGTTGGACTGTTCGCGGCATCCGTCTCCGCGACCAGAAAACGACGGGTGGGCCGTGCACCGGTCCACGTGCCGTTGCTAAGGCGACCTGTGATTTGCAGGTCGCCCAACCACTGAGTTTGGGAGGATACTACCAGGGTAAGGAGGAGAGAAATGAAGAACAGAATCAGGAACTTTGCATAGGTCCGTTGAGCCATGACGTCATCTTATTTGCCCAACCACGTAGGCATTTGTTGAGCCACCCCCCACCGCTGCCGTTTTCACTACTCGTAACCACTTCACCGCGGGATCGACAATGCTTACCATCTGCTCATCTACCGTTATATCGCCGCCAAGTTGGGCCCCCTGTGATGGCAACGCATCCGAGGGCTTATTTGCTCCCGGCAATCCATGCCCGAACACTCTCACGACGTCACCCGATGTAATCCCCCGGACGTGAATATTGATGGATTCCAAATCACCCACGAATATCCACGGCGCGTAAGTCGCATCGGTCGGTGTCGCCGTCGATACGCCAGTTTGGTTGGTAATAACTTGCCGCTCATAGATACCGGCCCGTGTAGCGTACTGTGCTCGCATAGGTCCTATCCAACCGGCGCGGCGTCTTTTTCTGCCAAGTCAACGAAACCAACTAGAGTAACTTGGAAGTTAGTCACTGATTCACCAGCATCTAACACCACTCGTAAAGACAGCAAATCAGTGGATAAGATAAACGACGGTTTAACCAAAACACCATCAATACGAATATCAAACTGCTCTTCTTCTAAGTTCCCCGCTGTATCTGGCGTGGCATACGTTATTCCAGGTGTATCTGATGTGGTCGGTACATTGACTAAAGGAATAACACGGTTAGTAGCCGATGGTGCACCGACTCCATCCACCACAGAATATTGTGGTGTTCCACTCTGTGCTGTATGATTCGCCATTGCTGCTAAAAATCGACAACGCGCAGGCACGGATAACCGTGGCATATTTAGTACCACAGTTTCAGCCTGCGGTGCAGTGGTCACAGTAACAAGGGCAAAAGGGAAAAAGAACAAACCGCCAGATACGCCACCGTGATAAATTGTAACCATAATTAGACCCTATGGATTTCCGCCGTAACTGTAACGCCAGTCGGAGGCTCCACAAGCCAACCTCATATTAGCGTCACTCAACACACTCTTTGTCTGGAACTCGGTCTCTTGGTCAAACTCAATCCCTTGTCGCCAGAACCAGTTAAACGCGTGATAACCCTTCTGACCCAAACCAAACCAACGTGTGGCACTGGTTAATTGCGGCCACGGGCACAATCCAATTCCGCGTTTCTTTATAATGTTTTCCTCATTATTCGCGGTAAACGGCTTATAGCTACTGTTTAACAACTCTTCTCCACGTAGTTCCAACTCCACTGGCACAATCAAATAAGCAATCTCCCCGGGCATGATGAGATTACCTTCCGTCGGAGTCTTGCGAAAAGAGGTATTCATCGCCGCAAATCCAGTATACCCCAGATCAATCGCGCCGGTGTTGCTGTACGTCGTACCGCGTTTTACCACGTGAGCCGTGTTGAATATCGACAACCCATCAAATGTTACCCCCGCCGCAATGTAACTGAGTGGAACCGTAGTAGAACCAGAGCCAATCGTCACCGTGCCCCAATGTCCGGCACCAAAGGCGGCAAAAGCGTTATTAAAAACTGCCGCCGCCTCTACCTCGGCCCGGTACTTCATGACCTTAGCAAGGTTCTTTGACAACTTCGCAATGAAGCCATGTTTCTCATCACGAATCATGTTCTTCGCGGTACGAAAGCCCAAGGCGAACTCCGCGTAGTTGTAACGGACCTCGCCGACAGCTTGGGGAGTATCATACGTCACCGGATCATTGTCGTTTCTCTTCACCGGTAAGGTAAAACCCGCCGCACTGTAGTCCGTAGTATAGCTGCCATCCGCAGTTTCCACATTGTAGAACTTCTCAAAGATATACTGATGGTCGCCCATCTCATCGAGAAATATCTTGCGGATGGATTTCGCCGCCATGACAAGATTAGGAAACTGTGCTCTGGTAATTGTAGCCATATACTACCTCTAGGTTGATTACTGATTGAGTGCTAAGTTAGCATCCAAGAAGACAAAAGCCACACGTCCCTGCGCCTCACCTACGGGATCAATAAAGTCAACAATAATTAATCTTGCCGCCGCACCCGTCTGCGCCTTGTCTACTACAAACATTCGTGTTCCTGCACCGGGGTCCACAATGTCAAATCCGTAAGCCACTAGTTGATCTACTTGAGCAATGCTTTGTCCACTTTTCAAATTCGCTTGAAACACGCAGTCTTTAAGCGCTAGCGTTACTTGGCAAGTCCGCGCGTTGCCGGTTGTTGCAAACGACAAGCCATTACGTGTAAAACCTACACAACGGGCGTTTTCGTTCGCCGTCATCGGGATCAGTCGGCCAGTTCCCGTATCTATCTTCATCGGTAGAAACGGTAAACTGGCCGCTGTCGCATTGGGATAGGGAGGATTAGGATAAGCGCTAGTACCGGCATTAAGCTCCAGATATTCCCGGCTGGGTTCTACCGTCCCAGTTAATAGTCTACCAAATGATGCAATCTGAATAGTCGCCATAATGAGTCCTCACACTTCTTTAGGGGGTCGTCCCGGACCTCGTACTGTTTTCGGTAACGTTATCGTCTGCGGTTCGCCTTCCGGTTTGCCGTGAAATGCCTCGGCCATCTCTGGGTTCCCGCCACCGGCAATCCGCGGCGCGTTCTCACGGATGCCAACACGAATATCGTAGTCTTGTTGGCGGTAATATTCCTGAATTTCCATCCAACGCTCAATTGGGACTTTATAAATAACCGCATCGCCCACCCGATGCAAACCGTCCACGGCCAAATCCAACGTCTTCATCACTTCATCATCGCGCATCGGCACATAGCCATTCATAATGAAATGATAGATATTGCTTTTCTCCGTGTCGGTAAGCATCACGTGCTTAAACGCGGGGTCTTTACGGTCCAGATGGTCCAAAATATCAACCGCAACTTTACCCAAATCACCAAATACCTGCATATTACTTCTTTGCCGCTTTCTTTTCGTTCCGCCAACGCTGATACGCAAACACGTCTATCGGACCTTCACCAAACTCACCTAAATCCTCATCTAGTTGTTTCGGCTCAAAACCGAAAAACCGAGCGGTATCCGTCTCATCTTGGTCATACCTACGTGGGCGTACCTCCGCTACACGTGGAGAAGCGATTCCGGGGGATAAAGCAGTTTGACGCGTATACCGCTCGGTCTCTTTGGGCTCGGTTCTTTGTTCGTCTTCTTTTTCCTGCTGGCGACGTTTTTCTGATTCCTTCTCTTGAGCGCTGCGAATCTTATCCAAGTTGGCTCCGAGCTTCATATCCATCGCACGGCGCAGAGTCCCTGGCACGACGAATGTATCTAGCGCCGAGGGATTATTAGCCAGCTCATAATTTATTTGCTTTTCCCATTCATCCACCAAAGGACCTACGGCCTCAGCACCATAGCGCTTAACAGTATCTTCCTTCACCGCCGCGAGTTCACTTTGCACCGCCCGCAGTGATAATGTAACCGCTAGTGGCGCATAGCGCTTACGGGTGGCTTCCTCAAGAGCCTGGTAGCCGTCTTCACCTAGACGCTCTTTTAGAATCTGATCGGCAGCAGGGGGTTGATTTTCTCGTTGGGGTTCCGTCTTGGCTTGACGTGTCAAATGCTCGCCATAAGCTGCGAGTCCGTCCCAAGCTTTCTGATATTCCTTATTTTGGGTTTGTGCCGTTTGGAAGGCTTCTATGAGTTCTTTAGTGGTTTTCCCCCGCAACTCTTCGGGGATAGTAGGGTCATCCAGGCGGGTTTCCAGAATACTAGATTTTGGTTGTGGCTGTTGGTCATTTACAGCATCAGCCATAAAGCCCCCTTCAGATTAAACCAAATATCACAAAGGACTTAGCTTGTCAATATATTATTTTCTGCCTCTTCCGTCGCGCGTTCATTTAAAACGCTAGTTGGCAAAATGCGAAAGATGCGCTCATAAGCCTTAAACTCTTGCTGGAGGCCCCTGTAATCCGGGTAGTCCGCCGCCTCCCACACCCGGCTGCGGACCAGCGAGACCATTACCGCCAAAACCCGGCTCAGGTAGCGCTCCAGCAATTCCGGCCTCGCTATCACCTGGCGGAACTGATCCAGGTAGTCCTCCTCCACCCATGCCATATTGCTGCACCTCCTCTAACATCGGCGCATATTGCGTCGGGTCACGTTCGTCAAACAACTCCTGCCAACGCACAAGGTCCTTATCGAGGTCCTTAACGAGCTTAATCGCCAAATCCCCCAGAGGCTTTTTGAACTCCGGTGGCATTTGCGGATTGATTAGCATTTGCCCCAACTGCATCATCTGCTGACCTATATTCATCTTCATCTGAATCTTGGCTTGATGCATCTGCTGAGCAACTTCACGGTTGATCGTCTGCGACACCACCGACATATCCATTACAAAATGCTCACGGAGTTCTGTCACCGGGAGTGACAATACTTCCATGACTTTATTAATGGTCTCCGGCTCGCCGTCGAACAACTTACCGATAATGCCCTCCGCAGAGTCTTTGTAACGGCCGTAGAGTTCCAACGTGCGATAGCCGATCTCTTCAAACGTTTCACGGATGTCGTCTATACCGATCTGCATACGGGATGCGGATTGCTGCATCAACGATATACCCAATGCCGCCGGGGTACGAGTGCCCATACCACTTCCTAAACGCCCCACCATCGGGTCCGTAACGCCAGTGGTACGTTCGCAATATTGCAAATCCAATATCTCATCTGAACTCGCCGATGGGTACACATCACCCAACTGCAACAAACTCAAATCCCTAGCAGGGTCTTCGGTAAAGATCGGCAATCCAGGAAACATCCTTACACCGGGCTTAAGCGTGCAATCCGATCCCGTCCGCACTATGGGTTGGCGTATATTGGCAATCGTGGCGTTATCTCTGCGCTGGTTATGCATGGTATTGATTTCACGATTGAGGTGTTCCAACATCTCCGGCACCCCAATGCCATAAAACCAATCCTCTCTCGGCATGAACTGAATAGGAAGATACGGTGAGCGCCCCAAGGGATCATCGTTGTAGGCCATTTTCAGCACTTTACCGCTGTAGCGCTCTACCCAGATAATTACCGGTTCCGCTAGATTGTCGTTATTTATATCCAACCAGGCATAGGTTTCGTAAATAGGGATAATAGCATTTTCCACACGATTGATGCCGTGTAGCTCCTCAGTACTGGACTGGTATTGGTTCCAATGAGTAGTAAGATACGGCTTGAACTCTTCCAAGCGGTTACTATCAAAGAAGCCATTAAACGCCAATTCATTAAGCTGTGTCCAAGTTAGCCGTATCTCCTCCGCCTGCCATATGTGCTGATCGCGCTTGGTAAGGTTAGGATCAGGAATAAGAAAGTCCTCCACCCGCACCCAATCCAATGCCGGAGCGTCATAAAACAACTGTGTGTCTTTTTGCAGTTCCCCGGCATCATCTACCATAAACACCGGTTTTACCAGCCGTCTCCAATAGAGCTTGAATATACTCGTTCCACGTTTAACGATCTGCTTGACCGCGGGTTTGCTGGTCTTATTGGCTTGCATGCGCTCTTTCGCCGTCCAGTTCAACAAACGCTGAATACCACTAACATAGTCCTTGTAGCGCTTGTTGTACGACTTGACGATCCACACGTCTTGTTGCGTCCAGAGCGAGGCTAAGATACGAGAGAATATCAGATCAGAGTGAATGCGGGTTATCGGAATGAATACATTTGACGCATCGGGCCACGGGAAGTCTTTCTTATCAACATCCGGCTTGGACTCATAATAACGGTCAAACTGTTTCCATTTGCGCTCCTCATCCTCACGATGACCCCTGGCACGTGTAATCTGATCCTGGAGCCATTGGCCCAGGCGTTCCACTTCGGCATCAATTGGTAAGTCATTGGGTGGCATTAACGTTGTGCTTTGTAGTCTGCTTTAATCTGCGCCTTAGTTTCTTTAATCAAACGGTTGTTTTCAACGAGCATTTGCCGTTGCTCGGTAATTAAACCGTAATATAGCGCATTGACCTTTTTGAACTCAATAACACTTTCCGAAAACACACCAATCGTATCCTGAATTACGACAAATGACTCCCTGATATATTGAGTCAAGTACCAACAGGCGACAATAGTGAGAACGCAGTTAATTAGAGACTGAACTACTATCGGCCCATAACGGCTCACTTCTGCTATCTCCCATCGCGCCGCAACTGCTCTCGCTCCATCTCTACCCGACGGAGTTCGGTTTGCAACCTATCAATCTCCGCCTTCATTTCCTTAATCCGATCCGTCAAGTTACTCTGTTCCACCTTTAGGATGGTAACGGAATCCCGCAGATTCATCCACCCCACAAGGAATGCGCCGACAATGGTTACTACAGAAATCAGCGTTTGTATAATCATTATCCAAGGTAAGGGTTCTTTTTTCTCTGCCACTCCACATCATGCCTTCTTTTTCCGCTGTCGCTTGGCCTTTACTTCCGAGTAACCAATCGCCGCGGCTTGAGCCGGGTCCGTTACTTTTTGACCACTGGAAGAATACAACGCACCGTGGTGAAACTCCCGCATCACAGTAGCCATTTTATTACGTTCTTTGGGCCCCCGTAGTTTGGTTTTGCGAGCTTGTCGTTTGGCCCGACTACCAGCGGTTGGCATACATCTACCTCAGTACCCGAACAGCTTGCCGGTTTTCTTTTTCTTCGTGGTCTTCTTCGGCTTTGCCATAATGCACCTCAATAGTACTCGTACTCACGTTCAGGTAATTTCACTTTTCTTATTCGATCAGAGACCCTACGTAGACCCCTGGTCTTCTTCTCTGGCTTACCACGCATATAGAAGTTGAGTTTACGTATGTGACGTTTAGGCATCACTCCCTACCCTAACGCGTAAGCGCCGACTGCGCTTCGCCGTTAATTTAGGCAGGCGCGCCCGGCCACGCACCGAGCGCACCTTGCCTACGCGGTTCAGCAACAGGAAACTTCTGTTACTTAGGTTTGGGAACTGCGCTCTAGTGATTACCGCCATAATCTCATTCCCTAACCATCTATGCCACAATAGCTTGCTGATGTCAACTATTAATATCCTGTCACCGGGTCCCTACCAGTAATTTGATCTACGTATTCTTCATAGAGGTCACTACCAGTGTACACCGCCGGGAACTCCCATATCTCCGGCCCATAGGCCAAAGCGTCCATAAGATCGAGACTACGGCCTTGCTTTCTCTTACGTTCGGTAGATGACACACTCAAATACTCGCTTTCGAGATCGCCCATATCGGACCCAAACAAAATACGCCCCGATGAGAAATACGGCTCCAGATAACTAACGATACGGACCTCTTTCTGAACATTGGAAGGAGTTACTTGTTGAACATTCATCCGCAGTTTCTTTTCTTTACACATTACCTCTGTCCAATGAGATAAGCTCTGATTGCCAGCTTGCTCAATCGCCGTCGTACGTATCCGATACCGTAGTTGGTTATCCAACAGCATAGAAACTAATTCGCTGGGTTCCACTCGCCCGGCCCAAGCCTTACGTACCAGTACCAAACGAAGTCTAGGCACAATCGCCGTTACTATAATCGCCGCCCGTGAAGCCTGTTTGCGCTTGGATTGCGCGGGATCACATAATTGATCATGCACGAGTTCATGCCAGTGGCAAATAAACTCACCATCCAGAAAATACGGTCCCTCATCCCCTGGACGCCAGTAACGTAGCCAGTCTTTCTTCAGTGACTTACCTTCTTTGATCTTCGGCTCATTCATGTACTGGCAATCATAGATCGTTGGATAGTTCTTCTCCATGAAGTCATAAAACTCATTGGTATAGACCTCCGGTAGAATAGGCTTCCAGTTGTTGTCCTTATCTTTCTCGCGGGCTTGTCGTTCCAGAACATAAAACCTACCTTTGGGATCACCAAAGGTCTCACCCGTGCTTAAGTTAATGTACTGCTTACAATCCGTGGCGATAATCTCTCCTGCAACGTCGTCTTCGGCCCAACGATTACTCTCACCCGCGATCTGGCCGCCTTCTTGATCCACAATACGTCTTAGGAGTCCAAACCACTCCCTGGCGTATTCCATCAAGGACACCGATGCCGCCATGCGCTGCTCAATAATATCGGTCAGAAACACTAGATCGTAATGCCGCGAGGTCAACTTCGTATCAATCCCGCATATCTCCATCGTCATCTCGCTATAGATGCGGTCCCTGGGCACCAACATGCGCTCTTTGCCCCAATTGTAGTCAAAAGACTTTGGGATCAACTCCGGGAAGAACGTGCGGAAACGTGGATTCTTTTGGAAATGCTGCTGAATCTCCTGCATGATCCGCATGGAGTTATCTTCCGAAGACGAACCCAGCAGAATCCGGATATTAGGATTCTTAATAATGCGGCGCAGAAGATAACTCTTGCCAACCGTCGTTTTATAGTGCTGTCCAGGATAGATGAAATAAAAGTAATCACGTTCGTGCTCATCCACCCATGAACACAAGGCCCGATGTAGATGCGACCGCAAGCGGTCGTATTGCAGAATGTACTTACCCAAAAAGTAAGTGTCGCTTACCGCCACACGACGCACGTATTGAAAGATGTCGTCGTCCGTGGGTTCGGGAGAGGTCTTCAGAAAGGCAAGAAAGTCCGTGAGGTAGAGATTATCGGCTTTATCAACACCAAAATCAAAAATGCCGTTCACACTTTTTTCAAGCCGGAGCTACCGGGCTTAACGCTCGGCGGCTCGGATGGCATCGGCGAGTTACGCAACCACGCCGTGAGCACCGCCGCTGTTTGCGCCGCTATCGCCCATTTTGGATTCTGTTGAAGATATTCCGCCGCTAGAGGAGCCCCCACCGTCGTCCCGATGAGCAAGGCTCCCTCCGTTACTTTTTTCCAGTTCCATGCCATAAGTGTTGTCCTCCGGTTTGACATCAACCGTGACGTTTTTATTAGCGATGTCGCCAAACATCTTAATAATCTCTTGTCGCATGTCGTGCATAACGACATAATGTTCTTCCGGGGTGTTGTTAATCAACGTATTAACGCTCATCTGCGTTAGATTGACTTGACCAACGACCTTAAGCAGCTTCGTATAGCAGTCAATCAACTGCATTCTATCAACTTTGTTTTTGAACCCTTTTTGCTTCGCCTTGCTATAGTCGGCATACACATCGGTCATCATTTCAAAAACAACGGGTAAGCCATAGTTAATCAGTATTTCCAGTTGCAGAAATTCACGGGCTTGCTTAAGCAACTCAATAAACTGATTAGCCTCGCCGTTATCCAACCGCATCATAGCACGGTGAAATTTCGTGCCATCTTGCTCCGTCAGCAACAACTTCATGGTTTCAATCAGCGTTTTGTAGCTGCGCTGACTGCGGGCCAACACTGCCATTTTAGCCGTCAAACTATTACCAGGTGGTCGCCCACGCATGCTCATACTTTATCCAACTGGACGGATTCATGAATATGATCTGTTGCCAGAATCAACCTTGGTGCCGTTTTCAAGCCGACGGTTTCAGAGATATGGGCTACTGCATGATCCCGATTAGGCCGACACCGCTCCATCACATCCAGTTTTAGTTTTACCCCAGCTATCATAGCCTGCTGGCACATCCAATATAAAGGAAAACACGACAAGGCTATATTACCATTACCGCCACCAATGTCACTATGGACTCCACGAAACCAACACTCAATAATCTTATTCTTTGACCACTGTGCACGCCCACGGTCCTGAGTATGCCACTCCAACCGCACTAACTTAAACGCCAGCCGCTTTTCATGCGCGGCCATTGCATGCGCCGCTACATGCACATTCAACGGCAACTTCAGATCATAACCCATATTCCAGAGGTTCCACGGTATACCAAAAGACCCCACCATGTCAAATAAGCCCAGGAAGCGAACATTTATCTTTATTTTTAGCTTGGATAGCTGGTTACACAAATCAACCGCCATCGCCGCCCCCCGACTGAAACCAACAACGTCAAGTGGCCGTGCCCCAAGATTGTTCTTTATCTGTCGGATGGCTTCATTAATACGTTGTTTGCCACCGGCACCAAACCCTCCACCAAGAATCTTCCCGACCCAACCTACACGCGTGCCCGGGCCCGACCAATAGGCGATAAGCTCATCCTGGTCGTATACTTCTGTAAACTTTATTACATTCGTATCAAAAGCATCATCAGGTTCGTTCTTCGCCCAGGTGCCATCAAACGCAACCAACATATCACCCCCGGCCTCCCGGCGAAAATTCAGGAAATATAGCATGTGGGTCAAGCCGCAGTTGTTGCGGCGGCGGTGGCAAGACGACTTGTATGTTAATAGACCGGTTAATGACTTGTCCGAACTCCTCTAATTTCTGCTTGGCTTCGTCCTCCGAGGCTAGACCTCTTACGAGAATTTCCCTAGCAGGGGCTGCCGATAAGCCACTGACATAAACTCCCCACACCACCCAACCAAATTCCGGCTGCTCCTCCAGCCGTCCATATTCCAACCGTGATAACTGTTCCCAATTAATCAACGCCGTTTTGTTCCAATTGAATATACCGACTGAGAACATAGGTTTTATACTCCATCATTATGGGGTTTTCTGCAATGCCAAATACTGCTGACGCAGACCATCGCGTATCCACACCATCTCCTCTGGCATCTCCACCAACCTTAACACAATCTCTGTGATCATGCCCTGGTTAACTTTCAACAACCGCCGCATAGCCAGTGGCAGAGCTTTACCATTACAGGACAATAACGTCCCCTGACCAGCGCCAAGTGCACGCTCAAGCTTGCATAGCAACTGCGTGGACGGAACCTTTAAGCCCTTCTCCAAGTCGCACATATGGGTTACACTGATACCTAATTTCTGCGCCAAGGCAGAACGACTATAGCCCATATCCATCCTAGCCTGACGGATCATGCGATGAATTTTTTTCATAACTTTTCCTTGACTACTAAGCTTAACTCTGATATAGTATAAGCTTAATCATGAGTCGTTGTCAAGGATAATTAATTAGAGGCTCAAGACCTATGAATGAATTTCGCCTGCAACCACAAGTCCCCCTCGAAGGACTAGAATCCGACTTCATCATGTTGTTCTCCCCAGCCTTGGCCGACCAATGGCCCACCGTCCGCAAGGCTACTAAGGTCATTTACCTCATGGACCTCGCGTTGCTGCCCGCGGATGTGATTCCATTTTACGGAATGTCCGCGGCGACCTGGGTAGACATCCTCAACTTCTGCCAACAATACCAGATAAAAATATCCATCATCTCTACCTTTGGCCGTTACTTGTACTCGCTGCCAGAGGGAGAAAAAAGTGATCGCTTGCTGTACCGTGCCGACCTCGAATGGGAGCAGAACCCAACGTCATCTTTCAAAACCATGTGGACGAATTTATCCAATTACTGCGCGATGGCTGATGTGGATAAAGACATCGTACATAGCGTTTTCTACGATTCCGTCATTCAGTATTTGGTCTATGATGGAATCCACAACCATAGCTCAAGGGTAATGAACCACATCTGTCAACAAAGCGCGACTTTCTTTGGTTACATTAAAGCCATGTTTCCGGCCATAAAACTCAGTATGGGAGAGGCCATCGTACCGGACATTACGGACTTGGTTGACTACGGTAGCGATCTTCGTAGTCATCAGATTTTGGACCGCTATGATAGAGCATTTGAAATGGTAAATCGCTGGGTCAGGGCCTACAAAGACACTAATGGTCACTTCCCGGATGAGGTTGAGTTTGATCGCAACATGCGGCCGAATATCTGGCATTCCAGCTACGACTCGCCTTTTGACCGGCCGTACTTTGTCCATTGCCGCAGAATGACTAAAGCCCTGCAAGAACTAGGAATTAAAGTCGGTTTTCTGATTCAGGATTCCTCAGAGTCCGTGCACTCACGGGGATTTGAAAGTGCCAGTGATCAAATCGCTTGTAATGACATGTTCTCGTTTGCTAGATGTCTGTTGGTACACTACAACTGCCAGCCGGATTTCGTGCAAGTGTCGCCCTACAGCGGGCGCCCCCGTTTGAACTTCCCGGAGATTATGAGTGGTGCATCCAACTCGGTACTGTCCGTCGCCAGGGACATCGTACATCTATTACCGCTAGTTCCACCGAAAGCATAGAAGAAACGACTAACACGCCATGAGCGAGAGCACCACCATCGAATGGACCGACGCCACTTGGAACCCGATTACCGGCTGTACCAAGGTGAGCCCGGGCTGCCAGAATTGTTATGCGGAAACTTTCGCCGAGCGCTGGCGCGGCGTCCACGGACATCCTTACGAACAGGGTTTTGACCTTCGCCTCTGGCCGAACCGTCTTGAGCTTCCCTTGGCTTGGAAGAAGCCTCGGATGATCTTCGTGAATAGCATGAGCGACCTCTTCCACGAGAAGGTCCCTCTCGATTTCATCCAGAGAGTTTTCCGCACGATGGAGAAGGCCCATTGGCACACCTTCCAGATACTCACCAAGCGGTCGGAGCGACTGACCGAGCTCGCTCTTGACTTGACTTGGCCTCCGAACGTGTGGATGGGCGTGTCGATTGAGACCACCAAGTACCTCTGGCGGGCCGAGCACCTTCGGAAGGTGCCGGCGACGGTGCGGTTCCTGTCGCTGGAGCCGTTATTCGGCCCGTTGAGTGATCTCGATCTGTCTGGCATGCATTGGGTCATCGTGGGCGGAGAGAGCGGTCCGCGGGCGCGCCCGATGCATATAGATTGGGTTCGGCCTATTCTGAGCGCTTGCCGAGCCAGCGATATACCGTTTTTTTGGAAGCAAGGGGGTATATGGGCGCCCGCCGAGCGTTACATGGTCAGTCATTTCTTCCATACCGACGGGCGATTGGTTCCCTATGCCGATGGGCCGTTATTATGCGGATCAACGAACCGAAAGGATAACCTCGTCGACCTTAGCGACCCAGGTTGGATTCGTATACGCCGTTGGAGGAAGCGAGCCGCGGAGCAGCACTGGCCAGAGGAATTGAAGGTAAGGCAATGGCCAAAACTACAAGATCGAACAGGCTATGAAAACCAGCATGAATAAACCAAAAATGTACAAAGAACTCGTGGCGAAAGCACTAGAGGCCACGAAGATGATAAAAAATCCCGAGCTTCGCTATATAGCGTTTGCCGCTATACTGGATGACTTGCTTAGGCTCCAGCGCGCGAGACAGATTCAGTCATAATAATGACCACTCCTGAATGGAGAGCTTGCCTGAGGGCACGGTTCTCTGCGAAGCCATTGCCTTGTTGCCGGAGAACTGGTGCATGTGGAGCCTGAATCATGCCGGATAGCACCGATTTTATCGAGTGCCGGTCTATGACAGAACTGATACCAGTTTTTAAAGTATGCTCATTAAACACAGGGGGTGAGTTACGCTCTGCCGTAGCTTTTTACAGCGAAAACTATGGATATGGCAAGATCACGCATCGGCGTCCGGAGTGCGGATGGTTAGCAGCTTTTCGTGACGCCAAGTCCGCGGCGCTGTTTGTCAGGACCACCTCCCACAGGACCGTGGAACTGAGAGTATTTTCTGCGGTCGGCATCCTGGCCGGTGAACAGTCTAATAAAACGAATGGCGATTCTTATGCCCTTTGGTTCAGAGGTTTCAGTAGCTATTTGACAATGCAGGATTTGCCCACGGGCACCGTGCTATGCGAGAGTATCGCTCTGTTGCCGGACGAGTGGAGCTGTTGGAAGTTAAACGAGGCCAGCTATGGCGACGCGACCATGAACTCCCGGCAACCTCGCGCACCATAATTTAGCGAGCATGGCTTAATCCCCATCGGTTACTCACTTTTCGGGGTAGCGGCAAGGTGCCACTGCCCCGGTTGGGATTATGAGGTTCAAAAGATGATTGACGTAACGTATCCAGAATGGTCTAAGACCACACCGAAGTTTAATGGCTACTACTGGTTTACGGATGGCTATAGCGATAAGGCCAGCCAGGGTCTTCGTCTCGTTAAACTCAATAATGGTGAATTGTTTTTCCACGGCTCTGAGAGGTCTATGCCGGTTACTTGGTTTAAATATTTTTGGTTGGGTCCAATCCCCGAACCACTAGAACCCAAGGAATTTAAGACTGACACCAAAGTAACCACGCCGTCGCTTACGGAGGGTAGAATGACAGAGGATAAAAGCAAAACAGAACAGAACGAAAAACTTAATGACATCGTAGACGCACTCACGGCCATCATAGCTGCCATTGATCGTCTTACCGAGGCCATCCAGCAAGAAGGCATTATGATACGTACAAGAATGTAAAACTAAAATTGGTTATAGAATGCGCCTCAAATACGAACAACAAATCTTACAGGGTTTTAGTCTGCTCGATGGCGTCATCCCGAACTGGCGACAACGCTGCGGTCGCAAAGTCATCCGTATGGA